AAAACTAGTCTTTATATGGTTTAATACCAAAAATACGAATCTTGGTGGCGACACACCATTGGACTTGATTAAAGCGAATAAAGTTAAAAAGTTACTCTCCTTCGTGACAAGCCCCGCCTTTCCTGGAACACTTAAATGAAAATCGTAATTGTATCTTGTGATCTTTGTAATAATGAAATGTCTAAATTTGATGGCTCTATATATTCTATTACTCAATGGTTGGAGGGTGGCGCAAAGAGTGAGTATCCTACCATTGCTGCGTATCTGCGTGATCTAGGTTATAATGATATGCATAATAATTGTTTTCTTGATCTATTAGCTGAAATCAATAAAACTATTAATAGATATAAAGAACTATTAACTAAGGAGCAACGCTAGTGACACTTTCCACATGGTTATATCTTACGGGTCTACTTTCCAATATTGATATGATCAATAGCATTCTAGTAACATTATCTTGTTTCGCTTTTTTCATATTAATTATTTTTTATTTTGTACTATATGTTAACGAAGATGATAGTGGGAAGAATAAATTCAAGGAATTCGTTAAATTGCTAAGTAAGAAATGGTATCTTTTTATTTTATATATTATCTTTGCTTGCGCAATTCCCTCCGAGAAAACAATGTATTTAATATTAGGTAGTAATTATTTGACATCATCGGATGTCCCAGCAAAAGTATCTAAAATATTAAATCTAAAATTAGATGAGCTTTTAGCTGATACGAATAAAGATAGTAGTAGCACTTCTTCATCAAAGAAATATATTAGGTTTGCAAGAAATGGTAATGACTAAACTTATTTGTATCTTTTGCCACAAAGAGCAAATTCTAGAATATGTTTATGAGCGCCAAAGCTATCTTGTTTGTTGCGCTGGATTACATGAAGCATTAATAAGATTAAAGAGATATAAGTAATAAAACTAAGGAGATGTTAAATGAAAAAAATGAAAATAAATAAAATAGTATTAAGTATAATAGCAATTGGCATAAGTACAAATGTAAATGCAGGATTCAAAGAATTAACATGGCATAGTCGTTCTAACTGTGCGCGAATTAATGAGTCCATCACGTGGCAATTTGGTCGTAACTTATGGCTAAAAACCGAGGGGTATCATTATGCCCCAGGAAATAATAATAAAATTAATCATGCTAAATGCGAATTAAGCACCGGATGGCAAAATACGTGGCGCTCAGCAGACGTGCATTGGACGGAAGGAACAGGTGGTTGGTTAGTGTATGGTGACCACTACATTTTAGATAACAATAAGCAGCCACAATATCTTGGTGAAACAAAAGCAAGCGACTGTAATATTTACGATGGCTGGTGGGATCAAGATCCACCGAAAGATAAACCGAAGACTGCAAAACTAATTATAGCCAATCGCAGAGATAATATTAAACCCATCAAAGGTATTCACATTGTTGATCCATCACAAATTGATATCCCCCTTGAATTAATAAAAGAAGAATCCAATAAGATTAAAGAAATGCATGCCAAGGGTTTTTATTCAATTAAATCCGATCGAGCCATAGAACTATTAGCCATGGATAAAGCTGATTATGTTGATCCAACAGAAAAATATGATACAGGATTAAAGCATGATTTGAGTGCTATTAAACTTGCATTTAACTTTACTGGTATCCGTGATATTGAAGCACCAAATATTATTGGCTATGCCGTTCAAGGAACTTATCTTGAACGTGGTTGGACAGGTATCGCGGAATATTATAAAGACAAAGATCTTGGAGTGTGTACGTATGTTATTAGCAATATTGAGCTTACTGGTGGTGGTATTAATCTTCGATCTGATCTTGTTAGTTATGATATTAAATCTAAACCAACAATTATCACGACTGAAGGAAATGTTTCTAATGGATTTCTTACATCGATAGAGTGGTTTGATAATACCTATATCAAAAAATTGGAATGTGCCTCATCAAATCTTGATAGCAATATTAAAACGAAACTTATTAATCGTGCGAATGAGTTAGAGGATTATTTAAGATGATTCTACAGTTGAACCCGCCAATACCAGTAACCTGTCCTAAAGGGGCGGGTTATGCGCTCTTCTTAATTGATTATGGCCAAGAACATCATCTTATGTGGACAATAGCAATCGATGATACGGGTGAAATCTGGACTTATCAGAATCCACATGTGCGCGTGCAAAAGAATGTTACGATGGATCGATTAACAAAACCCAATCCTCTAACAAAACCCAATCCTCCAAGCTTTGTAACAGGTATGACCAATACGGTATTGCTATGAATAGATATAAAGTATTTATCCGCTATAATGCGCATATCTATTTTGAAGAATATGTAGATGCATCGAATGATAATGCAGCAATGAAGCAAGCAGAACGTCATATAGATATTAAATTGCGATCTATTTGTGAGACCTATGATATTAATGATGATGAGGTATATATAGAAAAAATGCCAAAGGTTAATGAATGAATCTTAAGCCTTATCCAAGACGTAAACGTCAGATAAAAATTAATTATATACTTCCGCGTAATATCGATTGGTCACTATTAAATAAAAATCAAACTAAAGTGATTAAAATGCGTTGGGGGATAGATGAATACAAGATTAAATACAATATGCGAGAAATAGCAGAGATGATGAACACAACGCTTGCGTTAGTGACAAAGTATGAACGCGAAGCACTTAAGATATTAAGAGCAAAATCATAGATGGAAGTTGCCAAAGAGCATTGCGCAATCTCGTTTGGTAGACGAGACCGAAGCCAGACAAGGTGTGCCAGGACGTTAAACGAGAGTCCCGATGCTGGTAATCGTGACAGCCTGGAGAGACAGGCAAATGATTAAATAGAATTCCAGAATCGAGAGCGAATAATACGGATGTCAGAACAAAAATATACGAAGGAAGAAGTATTAGCAAAGATTAATGCCTATAGAAAAGAGTGCTTATCAAGTTTTCTACGCTTTACAAAAGCTATGTATAAGTTACGCACTGGTAGGGATTTTGAGATATCGCAACCACAGGGGCGCGAGTCCCACTATATTACGATCGCTAAAGAGCTATCATCAGTCGTTCGTGGTGAAAATCAAAATCTCATTATTAACGTTCCGCCGCGCTATGGAAAAAGTGAATTAGCTATCCACTTTGTCGCTTGGACATTAGCGATGTATCCCGATAGTAATTTTCTTTACATATCTTATTCGCATGAATTAGCCGCTAAGCAAACATCTACAATTCGTTCTATCGTTACAATGCGCGATTATCGAAATGTTTTCGGTGTGTTTTTGAAGGAAGAATCTCAAGCCAAACATAATTTTGAAACAATTCGGGATGGTTCAGTATATGCAGCTGGTGCTGGCGGTACGATTACGGGTCGTGGTGCGGGTGTTCGTGGAATTATCGATAGATTTAGTGGTGCCATCATCATCGATGATATCCACAAACCAGATGAGGCAACCTCTGATACGATTCGTGAGGGTATTTTTGAGTGGTACTACAATACGATGATTTCTCGTAAGAATAATGCGAAGACTCCCATCATTTTTATTGGTCAACGTGTTCATGAATCAGATCTTGCCGCGCATTTGATGAAAGAAGAAGGATTTAAACTCGTCTCTATTCCTGCAATTGATAAAGCGGGTAATATTCTCCATCCAGGACTGCATACACGTGAAATGCTAGCTGATATGGAGGCTCGTACCCCTTATGTTTATGCCGCCCAATATCAACAAGATCCACAACCAGCAGGTGGTGGTATTTTTAAGCCGGACTGGTTCTATCTCATGGATGAAGATCCCGAAATATTAGCGACATTTATCACTGCCGATACTGCTGAAACCGACAAAACCTATAATGATGCTACCGCTTTCTCCTTTTGGGGTATCTATAGGATTAAAAATGAGAGAGCGCAGACTGATGAATTTGCACTCCATTGGCTAGATTGTCGTGAAGTGAGGGTTGAACCCAAGGATTTGGAGGCAGAGTTCATGGATTTCTATACGCTATGCTGTCGCCATATGGTGCCACCAATGATTGCCGCTATTGAAAAGAAATCAACGGGGGTCACGCTAGCATCTACTCTCAAAAAATTACGTGGTCTTCGAATTATGGAGATCGAGCGCACACGAGGAAGCGGATCTAAGATTGAACGATTCTTGCGCATTCAACCTCATGTAGCTAGCCGCCTCATTTCAATAAATTCCAGAGCTTTCCATAAAGATGTGGTCGTGGAACATATGCGAAAAATCACCGCTAACTTATCCCATGCCCACGATGATATAGCTGATACTGTCGTTGATGCCGTAACTCTCGCACTAATTGACAAAGTAATAGTCAGCCGTATCATTACTTCTACAGATAACAATCTGCAAGCGAAATCAATTATGTCTACCTATACTAAAATCAATGAATTACGTAAGAGTGCTTATAAGCCATGATTAATGAAATATGTTATGAAGAGGTAAGGGATCGTCTACGAGACGACTTAAGATTATATGATGAATTAACATTGGAGCGCGTTAACGATCAATTAAATGATATTCGTCATATGTGGGAAACTTTTAAACATTTACATGCTAGAATTGAAGCCTGCGAAAAGATGGTTACTAGCTATTCAGTTGGAGTCCAAAATGTTTATAATGAGTTCAAGATGTTGGAAGAGAAATATGGCGATCTCTCAAAAGTGATACATAGTAGGAAAATAATTAATCGTTTACGGGAATTGAAGGAAATATTCTCAGAATAACATAAGGATCGGAACATGGATGTTCCAGCCCAACGTTACCAAGATCGACTTCAATCGATCAAGGATAAAGTTAAGAATACGTATGAATCATTTAGATCAAATTATGATCGTTTTAATAAGTTTCGTAAATTTGTATTTGATACATCTTTGCGAGATGAGGAGATCTCTCTTCTAGCGACCATCGGTAAGCCACAGCTAGAATTCAATGTTACGGAAGCCTATATTTCTCGTCAGCTTGGTGAATTTTCTAAACACGAGCCGAGCATTCAAGTATCAGCAGAAAACGAGGATCAAGTCGATCCTTTGACAATCAAAGTTGTTGATATGCATATGCGCCATCTTCTCTCTGATTCTAAGAGTCGCCATGCCTCCTACAATATTCACAAGGATCTTTTATCTGGCGGCTTCTCTGTCTTTAAGATAACGACTGACTACGCTAATCCGATGTCTATGGATCAAGTAATCAACATTGATCGAGTATATGATCCAACTATGTGTGGTTTTGATCCACTCGCTCGATATTCCCATAAAGGAGATGGTCGTTTCTGCTTCGAACTCTTTCCGATGTCGAAAGAAGAATTTGAGGAAACATATCCTGATGTGGATATTGATGAACTCGCTTTTACGAGAGGGTTTTCTGGCTTTAATTGGTCATACCTTAATGATAATACACCTACATTAATCGTAGCTGATTATTACGAGAAGAAGAAAAAGAAGACTAAGATTGTTTCCGTTAGATCCCCTAATGGCCAAAAACCAAAAGTCATGACACTTGAAGCCTATAATAAAAAGAAGGCATCATGGGATGGTATGGAACAGTTTCCTGGCATTATTGGCAAGCCACGTGAAACCATGATTGAAACTATTTGTCGCTATCGTTTAATTGAAAACATGGTGATTGAATATGTGGAAACTGATTTTGGTATGTTCCCTCTTGTATTTGCTGATGGCAATAGTGTTATGTTACGCATGCCTAAAAACGGGAACATGCGCCAGTTTACCAAGCCTTACATTTATCATGTAGAAGGTGCGCAACGACTTAAGAACTTTGCTGGGATTGCACTTGCCAATGAAATTGAAAACATGGTGCAACATAAGTTTAAAGTCTCCAAAGAATCACTCCCCAAAGAGGAAGAATTTTTACAAGCCTATAAAGATGTGCAGAAAGCATCGGTGCTTGTCTATAATGAATTTTTTGAACAAGATCCAAATGCAAGAACTACGCCGCCACAAGAAATAGCGAGAGTTCCACCCCCTGCTGAAGTTCTTCAAACCTTTGTTGGTACAGATTCTTTAATGCAAAACATTTTGGGTAGCTATGATGCTTCCCTGGGTATTAACGATAATCAGTTATCTGGTGTAGCAATCGTAGAAGCCGCCACACAATCAAATGCTGCTGCCATGCCATATATTGTTGGATATCTACAGGCACTTCAACGGGTAGCTGAAATCGTTGTTGATCTAATACCTAAATATTATAAGACGGCTAGAACTATTCCCATCCTTGATGAGCAAGGCAAACGAAACTTTGTTAAAATCAATCAAGAGAATGGCGTTGATATGTTCTACGATGAAAATGCGCTAAACGTAAAAGTCGAAGCTGGCGCCAACTTCCAAATTCAAAAGAGTCGTGCACTTCAGCAAATCATTATGTTATGTCAAGCCTCTCCATTATTCGCAGAATTTGTTAATACTAAGGGTCTACCAATTCTCTTGGATAACATAGAGATTCGTGGCATCGATCAAATTAAATTAGTGGCTGAAGATTGGTTACAAGAAGTAGAGAAACAGAAGGCGCAACAACAACAAATGCAGCAACAACAAGCAATGAATATGCCAGCTATGTTAAAAGCTAAGAATGATGCAATGAAAATTCAAGTCGATGCACAAACATCTGCACAAGAAGCGCAAGTTAAGATGTATGATACGCAGATGAGAGCGCAAGCCGAACAAGCAAAAGCTGATGCAGAAAAAGCGCGAGCTGAAGCGGATATTGTTTTGAAAAATTTAGAAGTTAACTCCCGAATTAAACACGAACAAATAAAGATGGCACACGATCATGCGAAAAATATCGCAGATCATCACGTGAATATGCAGAAAATTAAATATCAAGCAAAACAAAGGGAAACAGAATAATGCTTCGGGAACAAAATGATAAACCAACTGTTAATATTGAAATTATTTGCGACATGATAGGTGAAAATGCACAAATGACTTTTACTAGAATAGTTGAATCAATTCCATTTAATACTTCTTTTATGTTTACTGCGAAAGAATTGGGATTGAAAAAAAAGGATTTTCAAAGAGTAATGGCGGTGTTAGCAGATTGTTTTAGGGCCGCTTCTTTTGAAATGGATCACCATATAAAAGGGAAATTAAATGTCTGATAATTACAAGAAAGTTCACTTCAATGACATTCGTGATGGAACGCAAGTTGAATTAAAGAAAACCTATAAACTCGGTTTGCGTGATATGGAAAAAGCGGTGCGTCAACATTTAGATGGTGCAAATGCACAAGAACGACGTGATTTTTACGATAAATTTTATAGGAGAAAATAGGATGAAAGCTAAAATGTCTCACCACCATAAAAAAGCAGCGCATCATATGGAAAAGGCTGCTAAACATCATGAAAAAGCTAAAGAACATATGGAAATGATTAAACATGAAAAAAAAGAAAAAAAGTTAATCGGTAAATTATCTAGTATGCATAAAAAATATTAGGAGTTTATATGGCGGAAAAGAAGAAATGGATTTCTGGCGCTATCAAGCACAAAGGTGCGTTGCATAAAGAATTGGGTGTGGCTGAAGGAAAGAAGATTCCCGCTAAAAAGCTATCAAAAGCGGCTAAAGCGGGTGGGAAGCTAGGTCAACGCGCGCGCTTGGCTGAGACTCTTAAACACATGAGGAAAAAATAATATGGGTATCAAAGATGAGGTCGCTATCGTTATTAATGCAATTGAAGCTATCATTGCTTTGGCTGAAAAACTTGATCCAAATGCTGCAAATAATGTGTTGGTAGTTGAAGCACAAAAAGTATTAAACTTTCTTAAAATTTTTTTAGGATAAAGTTATGCCATTTAAATCTAAGGCTCAGCAGCGAGAAATGTTTGCTAATCAACCTAAGATTGCAAAGCGCTGGGCTAAAGAAACACCAAATATTAAGGCTTTGCCGGAACACGTAAAAAAGAAAAAAGCGAAGACTAGGAAAAAATGAGTCCTAATTTCTATGATGTAAATGAAGAATATGTATGTGATTATTGCTGCAAGCCAGTAGAGGAAAAATACCTCTATTGTTCAGAGGAATGTAGTGAGTTAGCGAATATGGATGATAGCAATGATAGCAACATGTAATTGTGGATGTCATATAGGGGCGGGAAAAAATATAGGTTGCTGTACCTGTCCAAAAGATGAAGAAAGAAAATCATATTTGAATCAAACAACGATTGATTCCGTAAATTTTGGTCAATCTTATTGTATTTGCCATAATCCCTGGAATGGTACGGTACCACCACAATGCTATTGTACGTGTAATGTTCAAGTTCAATATCAGCCTTGGAATTGGCAAGAAGAATTAAAGAAACTTTGTCAACCTCAATTTTCTGAAAAAGATGAGAAAGTTAAAAAATTAGAAGAAAAAGTTACAAAGTTAGAACAATCTTTAGAGGAATTACTAAAAGATAAAAAAATCATCAAATGTATTATCTGTGATGGGAAAGGGGTTGTGTGGGGATAATAACAAGTTATCCACAAGTTTTTGCACACCTTCTGTGGATAAAGTTGTGGGTATTGTGTTTAAATATTGTTAATTTCACGGAGGAAATGACAAATGGATAAGTTTAACGATAATCGCAAAGTTAATGATAACCACCAACAAGGTATTGAACGCGTTAAGATGCGTAAAGGTGACCTTGTAAAAGGCCAGGGTGGTAAAATGCATAATGCTGGTTCTGCTGATTGGTCACGCAAAGGTGGTGGTTTAACACCTCGCAAAGCCTAGGAGCGAATGCTATGGATAGCAAGCCCAACATGAAAGCTCGCGAATTTGCTGCTAAAGAAAATGCGAAAAAATTACCTGAAAAAAACTGGCAGGATCGTCGTAATATTAAAGGCGAGAAGCGTGCCCAAGATGGCTCCAAAATTAGTGTAAAACCCGCAGAAGGAATTGATCGAGTTAAGATGCGAAAAGGCGATCTTAAGGCAGGTCAAGGCGGTAAGATGGGCAATAGAAAGTAAACCGTTAACGCATAAGGATATGCAGCAATGGCACAAATTATTTCTTTATTTGTAGATACAGCAGCACAGATTGGCGAAAGTCCACGTCGAGTAAAATGTATTTCTCTTGATAATTTATCAACTGTTACAACAGCAGCTTGGATCAATCCGGCACTTCTTGTTTATGGTGTTTCCCTATTACCGACCGATATCATCGATATGGTATATAGCTATAATGCGCAGTCGAATAGCGGCACCTATGGTGAATTTTTAGTAGCTATATCGAATGGTGTTGTAACCTTAAGTCAGCAAGTTAATAGCGGAAACGTTTTATTACCTGTTGTTAATAATCATATTGCTGTCTTTAATGGCACATCTGGTCAAATCAAAGATGGCGCATCTACTGCAATCAATTTAGGCAATTTACAGGCTGGTGCTTCCGGTACTGCCGGTACAGTTGCATCGTTTCCAGCAACAGCAGCAAATGGTTCCTTAATTTTGGCTGCCGTCAATGCAGGTGGTGCATTTAATACCACAATTAGTAATTCGGTAATGGGACAAGCTAGCGTCATCAGTATTCCTGATCCAGGCGCAGCTACCGCTAAATTTTTATTAGATAGTGGTGTTCAATCCATGGCAGCTGGTAGTCGTCTCACACTCGCTAAAGTGAATGGGACAGAAGCTGCAAATGCTGTCACCACTGTTAACGGTAATGCAGGTGTTATCACAACATCGGCGTTAACAACGGCAGCTGGCGCAAGTTATGCTATTACTTGGACAAATACTGCTATATCCGCATCTTCATCTATTTTGTTATCACTTATGGGTGGAACTAATACGGTAAAAAATATGCAATTCCAAGCAACCGCAGGTTCCGGTACATCAACTTTAACTATCTACAATACTGATCCAGCAGCAGCATTAAATGGAACAGTATTAATAGGTTATGCCGTACTTTAATGGAGTAAAAATGAATAAACAGGCTTTATTAGATCGATTAGCACTTATTAATAAATCATTAGAACAAATAAGTGCTAATTTCCAAGCTACACAAGGTAGTAAACAAGAAATTCAATATTGGTTGACCTTACTTGAAACAGAAGAGCATCAGAAGCTTGAATCCACTGTTGAAATTAAGCTTACACCCGAGGAATTGCCGAAATTAAAAAAAAGCAAATCTGAGGTTAAACGAGTTAACAGTCAAGCGAATTAGATTGATTTTATAGTACTTGAATATTAAGATGATGGTAATTTATGACGCAGCCATGCGGATAAAATGACCGATACCATCACGGATGATGGGACGAAATAACCACCGTAGCGGGGTTAAAAGCTAGAAGGATCTAGAAATGTCGGATGAATCTGTAGGAACACAGAATCAAGATACTAATTCAGCACCTGTTCAAGATGTAAATATTTCCACAGCAGCAGACTCAACACCTGCTTCTGATAAATCGGAAAGGCTTTTTACGCAGCAAGAAGTAAATGATTTAATTGGGAGAAACAAGAGAGAAGCTGTGGAACGATATCAACGCCAACAAATGGCGCGGCTATCACAAACACAGTCTGAACCTGGACAAGGTTCACAGCAAACTTCTCAATATGCATCACCCGATGACATCAGGAGGATTGCAGCGGAAGAATCTCAGAAGCTCATGGAAAAGAGCACGTTAGATGCGCAACGGAAGGCGCAGCAGGAACAAGCGAGCAGGATCGCTACTGAGTTCTTCACTAAGCTAGGAACAGGTAAAGAAAAGTATCAAGATTTTGAAAAGGTGATGAGTGATGTGGAGTTTCAAACTATTCCACACGTTGTTGAACTAGCGAATATGACGGAAAACACGGCTGATGTGATGTATGAACTCGGCAAAAATCCGTCGAAAATTGCTAATCTTCAACAGCTGATCTCGATATCACCAAAACTTGCTTATGCTGAAATGCAACGTTTATCTCAATCAATTAAAGATAACGAATCAGCAGCAAGTACAAAGCTTCCTAGAGATCCACTTTCGCAAATTAGACCTTCTTCTAACACTGGTACGGATAATGGTGCTATGTCAGTTAGAGATTTGCGATCTAAATACAGGGTGTAGATAGACGTAAATCAGCTGACGCTCAATTGCACTGTTTCCGAACGAATAATGGATTACTCGTTAGGAGATAACTATGGCTGTTTTCCCAAATAATATTTTAGAGACAGTGCAAACATATCAACGCTCATCGCTCGCGTTGTTATTAAACTTGTGCTGCCATTTGTCGACTGCGAACATGAAGTTCAAAGATTTCGACAAAATCCAAGCTAACCTTGGCTCAAGCGTCACCTTCGATTTACCACCAAGAGCTACAACCGTCGCTGGTTTAGTTGCATCTTTCCAGTCCGCTGTTCAACGTGTTTTGACCCTAAATTGCGATCAAGCTAATAACTCCAGTTTTGCAGTAACAGCTCAACAAAGAATCTTCAACTTAGAAAAAGGTGAGGAAGATTACATGCGTGTTTTCGGTAAGAGTTTTATCGCCGAACTCGCTAATCTTGTTGAAGCTAATATCGCGTTAAACTGGGCGAGTGGCGTTACATCGCAACTTGATGGAAGTTTAAATACTTTCTCCGGCCCATATCGATTCTTTGGCGATGGTGCTACACCAATCAGCTCTTATCAACAACTTGCTACTGCAATCATGTTCTTCAAGAACTATGGTGCTGTAGCAGAAGGAATCAAGGTATACCTCCCTGATACTGTTATTCCTGCAATCGTTGGTAATGGTTTGAATCAATTTGTTCCACGCAGAAACGATGACATTGCAATGTCATGGGAAGTTGGTGATTTCGGTACACCGCTTGTTCAATATTATCAATCGAACTTAATGCCAATTCACGTTTCTGGTGATACTGGTGTTAACGCTCAAACCTTGACCGTTATTAGTGTTGATGATCCAACTGGACAGAACGTTACTCAAATTACAGTTTCAGGTGCAACAGCATCAGATGCGTCAGCTGTATTTGCTGGTGACCTCTTCCAATTTAAGGATGGCGTAGCTGGTCAACCCAATATGCGTTATTTAACATTTATTGGTCACCAACCATCGGCAAATCCTGTGCAAGTTCGCGCAGTAGCAAATGCAGGCGCAAATGCTTCAGGTAACGTAACAATTAGTATTACTCCAGCGCTTAACTGGGCGGGTGGACAAAACCAAAATCTCAATAATCCAATTGCTGCTGGTATGCAGTTATTGACCTTCCCAAGCCATCGTTGCGGTGGAATCTTAGGAGGTGATGCTCTGTATTTAGCGATGCCGCAATTACCGGAACAAAGTCCATACCCAACTGCGAATGAATATGATCCAGACACTGGCGCAAGTTTGCGTTTGACATACGGTTCGCTCTTTGGACAAAACCAAACAGGGATGATCTACGATGAAACTCACGGTTCTGTGATTGTGCCTGAGTATTCAAGCCGTTACTTGATCCCATTGAGCCAAGGTTAAGGAGAATACGATAATGGCTAATCCACAAGTTCAGAATGATCCGATTTATTCTTTGCCACATCTCTATATTGATGGCTTGAATATTTCGGTAGCTTCAACAACCGTTCTTGCCGTGGGCCCAGGTCAAGCACGTGATAGCAGTGATAATATTGATATGCCGGTCAGCTTTCCTAATTTACAGGGATTAGTTGTACCGCCCGTCCTATTTCAAAATTATCTACAGCCATTGTTTATTAACAGTGCGGTTGTTGGTGCAAATGGTATTGATTCCGGTGCATTAATTGCGACAATGGATTATGGCGTCTATTTAATTGGTGATTCGCGCGGCTATAAACCCGTTGCAGCAATCATTTCATTAACTAGCAATGCATTTCCATTACTACCATTAGGTTATGACTCTTATCGTTTAATTGGATTTGTACAAACAGATGGTTCTGCGCATTTTGTTGCATCATCTACTAATCCATTAAATGCTAGAAATTTAAAAGCATACTACCTATCACCAGCTGTATCGGTGTTATCTGGTGGTAATGCAACTTCGTTTACCGCTATTGATTTATCAACACCAATTCCAACCACAACATCACGTGATGTCATCGCCTTTTTATTAGTGACATTTATTCCATTAGCGGTTGGCGATACTGTTCAGTTTCGTCCAACAGGTGAAGGTACACCTCAAACTGCTGGTCTTGTCACAATTACTGGTGTTGCTGCTGGTGTTGCGCAAACACAATATGTTGCCGTGATTTGCGGTGTTGCATCGAGTAAACCTGAGATTGATTACAAGGTTTCTGTTTCAGGTGATTCGGTAAGCGTTTCAGTAGTTGGATATGCGTATATTCCAACAAGCTATGTTCCTTAATTAATTAGGAGCGTGTTATGGCCTATACTGCAAGAGAGCTTATTACACGCTCCTGGTTTTTATCAGGAATTGTTTCACGCAACTTGCAAGTCCCAACTGGCGATCAAATATCAGATGGACTTGTACTCCTAAATGCATTACTCGATTTCAAACAAGTCGAAACAGATTTAATCCCCTATTGGCAATACATTGAATTGCCAATGGTCGCTGGTCAGGAAAATTATTTCCTACCATTTGTAGCTGAAATAGAATCAGCTACCTTTAATTTAGATGTCGTCCGTTATCCAATGGATTTTGTAACTAGACGAAACTATTATGGGTCTGCACGTGTCGATAATATTGCAGCTCTACCATTTAGCTATAACTATGATAGAGCTTTAGGTGGGGGTAATTTTTCTACATACTTCTTACCGGAAAGTGCGTTTCCTCTAAAGTTAATGGCTAAGATTTTCTTAGTTGATGTAGATCTAGATACGGATCTAACGAATATATCTGAAACTGTACCCTATACTTTTGTCCATAGTTCTAATCAAGGTTATGACACCTCCTATATAGAATATCTTCGTTATGCATTAGCGCAATATATGTGTAGCGAATATGGCATCCTATTTAATCCACAATCAGAGAAAAAGCTGATACAGATGCAACGCATGTTAATGTATTTATCACCTCCTGATTTAAGCATGATTAAAGTCACCGTTTTAGCTAAGGATAGTAATACGGGTTATAACTGGGGTGATGTTAATATCGGACATGGCTGGCGTCCAGATTAGGGAGTAAGCCATAAATGATTACACGTGGAGAAAATTTTAAAACAATTCCACTGAATATCGTTGGTTCTTCAACTTTTGGTCGCTATTTCAAAATCTCTCATGAAATTACGCGAAACATGTTTATCAGCGATAAGTGGCTTGTCGATTATGCGGGATATCAAAAAGTAGTTTTCACGGAAGATCTAGGTTCAGTTGGTCGTGGTATTTTTACAAGTACTAAATTAAATAGGTTGATAGCCGTTGTTGATGCTAATGTTTGGTTATTAAATATTTTCTACGATCAAAATAGTCAGACTACTATTACATCACCCCCAATATTAATTGGCACTTTGCAGACTGCAACTGGTGTTGTATACATTACTGAAAATAATAAACCACAGGTTGTTATTTCTGATAGCGTACAAATCTATTTTTATGATCCAGCGTTAACTCCAACATTTCAAATAGCAACACAAGATGGAACGACGCCAATTTCATTTACGCCTGGCTATATTTCATTCCATGACACACGTATTTTAGCGGCTGCTAGAAATGATACAGGAGCTGGCCCCGTTACATTAAATAATACGTGGCGACTAGGTATATTAGATCCAGCAGGTTCAGGTAAATTAATCTTTCCGAATTCCCCCGATAATATTAGCTATATTGGTGCTATACAAAGAAAACCCGACAATACACAGGCAGCAATCCCTATTCCATCAAAAGGTAATATGGTGTTGATATTGGGGAATATTGTTGGTGAAACATTCTTTGATACAGGTGCACAGAAATTTCCATATCAAGTTTTTAATCAAAATGATTTTGATTATGGCACATTGAATCCTGCAACTGTTGCATATCTTGATGAATTAGTTGTGTGGCTCGCAATCAATGAAAAATCTGGGCCAATAATTGTTTATACAAACGGAAGTGATCTACAAAAGATTACGACAGATGGTATCGATTACCTATTTTCACAACTTCAAACGCCGCAGGATTCACAGGGATTTCTATATCGCCAAGATGGTCATCTAATTTATCATATTAATTTTTATAGTGATAATCTATCGCTATTCTATGACTTTAATACAAAGAAATTTTTTCATGCTTCAGATGAAAATGGTAATTATTTTATTGCTGCACAAATAGCCTTTTTTAATAATCAATACTATTTTGTTACGAAGAATAATGGGAATATTTATGCATTTGATACTATTTATCCAACCTATGATGGTGCGGAAATTCCACGTGAACGTATCCCAGGTCATATTAATGCGATAGATCAAGGCTATAATATTATGAATGATATGGGCTTCACTATTGAGCAAGGTGAGAATAATCCATTCCCTAATAGTGTTAATAATCTATTAATATTAAATGGTGGTTCTGGATATACAACAGCAACACTAATGTTTGTTGGCGGTAATGGTAGTGGAGCTACTGCAACTGCTACAATAACAAGCGGCGTAATTACAGCTATAACACTAACTAATCCAGGCGTTAATTATACGTTTCCTCCTACTGTCATTATTACGGGGGATGGAAGTGGTGCAGATATTGTAGCAACACTTGCTGCAACCAGTGCACGTATTGATTTATCTATGTCCTATGATGGTGGTCAAACATTTGGAAATGATTCCCAATATATTCTTAATCCTGATGGTCAACGAATGAATAGATTAATGTGGTGGAATTTAGGGATCGCAAATGATGCAGTACCGAGATTTAGATTTTATGCACTTGGAAGATTTGTAGCATATGATGGTGAGGTTAATTTAAGACGATGACTATCAATTTATTAGATGCTCAACCATCCTCCGTATTCCCAGATCTTCCTCGCACTCAACAAATTAGTATAAAAGACGGAATTTTACATCCAGATTGGAGCCTTGGTTTAGCAGCTCTCTTTCAAATATGTCAGAAACAATTCTCTAATGAGGGCTATCAATTTCCTCGTTTAACGCCGATAGAACAGGCCGCTATTCAATCTATCTATCAACCCTATATTGTTGGCGTATTGCCACTACCAATTGATGTACCAGACATCAGTAGTGCCATGATCTATGATCCAGTGAACTTCGTACCTAAAATGTTTATAATTACATTCAATACAGATCCAGAACCAAAAGTTTTAACGGCGTCATGGAAGACGTTCACATTGACTTAAAAGGATTTTTTTATGGCTTTCGATTGGAATAATGCTTCCCAATATGGTCTTTTAGGTGGTTTCCTCCCTGGAAATCAAGATCCATCTAGCGCTGCAAGCCCATATTTTGAGCAAATACCTGGAGCCGTAAGTCCCTATTTAAAGCCATACTCAGATGCAGGTGCTGGTGCAATTCCCACACTCCAGGGTCAATATAGTAGTCTTTTGAATGATCCCTCTGGCATGGTTGATAAGATTGGTGCGGGATATAAACAATCCCCTGGCTTTAAGTATGCACTTCAACAAGCGCTAGCGGGAAGCGATCGAGCGGCGGCAGCAGGTGGCTACACTGGGCTTCCGCAACATTCAGCGGAGAGCATGGAGGCAGCAGAGGGGCTAGCATCCAAGGATTTCAATAGCTATCTACAGGCTGTACTCGGCCAATATAATCATGGTCTGGAGGGTGAGCAAGGACTCTATAGCGGCGGTGTCTCATCTAGTAATGCAATGGCACAAGCTATCGCTCAAGCTCTAGCTACTCAGGGATCTCTCGCATTCCGTGGCGCTGAAGACAAAAATGCACAACAGAATAATTTTATGGGTGGTCTTAGCAATTTAGCTGCATTCTTATAAGGAGTAGCGCATGTTTTCAATGCCAAATTTTTTATCGGGTACTCCTGGAGAAGGGTCACTTAATCCTCTTGGTTCTATTTTAAAGGGTTATCAACAGGGTCAACAAATACAGGTGCAAAGAGCTGCACTTCAGCGAGCGCTATTAGCTAATCAAAAATCCCAAGCTGAGCAACCATATTGGAGTGATCAAGCTCAAGCTAATCTTCAGTTAACACAAGGGAAGATTCCCTATCAACAAGCGCAAACCGCGGAATTACAGCAAAAGACAAAATATACACCACTAGAATTAGCTATCAAAGCCCAGAATAGTGCTAGAGAAAATTCGCGATTTAATGGAGCATATCAATTAAATAAAACATTAAGTGAAATGCCACAAGCAGATCGTTCGGGATGGATAGCGAGACATCCAGAAGAATACAATTTGATGTTAAACAACTTGTTAGAAGCATCTAGAACTCCGTTGCCAGATTATATTACACAAACTGCGAAGGGTTTACTTCCACAAAACCCACAAAACCCAATGCTGTCTCAACAATTGCAGCAAACGCAATATCAAGATAGACCGGTTGCTGGCAAAGCATTTCAAGAAAATGTTAATCAAACAGATCAAAATAATCAGACTAACCAAAATAATCCCAATACTGATATGTCAGATTCGGATGCTTTAAAATATGGTCTACAAGATAGCGCGAATAAACAAGCTACTACAGGTCAAACTAGACAAAGAGCTGAAGCAGCTGTTACCTATGAACAATGGTTAGATAAAAATCGTGAAAAATATTCAAAGGCTATCAGAACATCCGCCAAATATGCAGGATGGGCTGGAAAAGGTCAGGAATATTTAGATAAATTATCTGGATCAAATCCTGATGACTATAATGATCTTGTATGGTTAAAAACATCATTTGTACCTAATGCTATTAATCAAGTACGAAGATTAGAGGGGTTATCTTCATCAAATAAACAGCGTCAAGAATTGCATGAAACATTAGGTGCTTTGCAGCGTTTTGATTTAGATCCCGAAAATGCATTAAAGGCATTCAATTCGCAATTGAATACTACTCGCGAAATATCTGATGCAGTTATTAATACAGCAGAACCGAGGTTTAAAGGTGTAATGCGAAGAATGGCTGGAATCAAACCTATTAATGGTGACTACGTTTTATCTGATCAAGGCGTCAAACCTTCAGCTAACGCTAAACCCGATAAAGTTAATATATTAAACGGCAAAGAATATCACCAGATTGGTAAGCAATGGTTTCCAGTGGAGGCTAAATAATGCCTAAATATGGAACTGCCATTACAGATGAAGATCTATTATCTCAATTGAATAATCAATCCTTCTATGGTGAGGCCGTTAATGATCCAGATGTAATCGCACAATTAGAGGGACGAAAATCTAAGGTTACAAATCCTTTCGCTTTTGCGCTACCAAAAGCTATGCGAGAACAAGCAGAGGGACAACGTGAGGTTGGTAAGAATGTTTTAGCTGGTTTTTTAAATAATTTAAAAGAAAGTGCACAGCCAGTAGCGGCATTAATAAATCCAGAGAATTATCCTATTGATTTAAAAAAAGCATTGCCTGATTTCACTCAACCATTTAACCCATTTTCAAATAAAGCACCTGAACATAGAGATGAAATTCAGGCACTAGCTAATAGATTTAATATTAATTCAAATCCCTATAATGCAGTTGGCGTAGAAGAAAAGCCATTTAGTACACCTGAAGGTAAGGCGCAAACTATTGGTGAATTTGGGCCTGCTGCAATAGGCATGGCAAAATTATTGGCTGAATCACCGGCTATGCTTGCAAAATTATTACGTCGAGGAAAAATATCACCAGAATCGATAACCAATTTTGGTAGAGAATTACCGGAGAATTATTCGTACCATAATCCGAGTGAAAATCCACAACTTGGTGTTCAAGCTACGAATAAAGAAGGTCAGCCGATTCCATTAGGGGAAGAAGGTCAAGAAATTAATCTTCCTGGAAGACAGAATTTTGAAGCAAAGGTATCTCAAGAAGAACCATCTTGGCCACCAAAAGCTACATTTAAAAATACTGAATCTGAAGTTAATAAAAATATATTCCAGGTTCCAGAAACTCTACAACCACGTGATGTGGCGAAAGATTCAGAAGTACTTGCGCAGCAATTAGGTGAACATTTAACGCAAGGTAAGGAACTTGAGGAGCAAGGGAAAGAAGCTGCGACACATTTAAAAAATACGTTTGTGCCAAAAGAAGCTAATGCTAAACAAAAATATAATTTAATTTGGACACATCCAGATGTTGAAGGTCGTAAATTTGAAGCATCATCTTTCGAAGCATTAAGACCTGAATTCCCAGAAAATACGGATGTTAATAATGCCCTAGAAAAATATAGGAGTGATAAATCACTACAGAATATGCATGATCTAAAACAAGAAATTGGTGCAGAAGGCGCATGGTATAAAAACCAATCTAGATTTAGATCATTAACGCCAGAAGAAAGAAGATTAAAATCTTTATACGATAAGTCTTACGCTGCTTTATCAAAAGATATAAATACAAATTTAAGTGCTGCTGCTCCAGATCTTGAAGATACATATGCTGATGCAACATCATATTGGCTTAAAGAAGTTCGGCCATACCTTGCTGATAAAGATTTAAAGGCTATTGTTAAAGGGAATATTACGAATCCAACTACTTCGCAATTTAAATCTATTTTTAAAAATCCTGAACCAGATGAAATTGGTAAAGTTGCCCAAGATATTGGTGAAGTTGGTCGAAATAAGATAGTACATCTTGCTACCGGCCTATTACCTGAAGAAAATGATTTAGCCTCTATTTCAAAAGCACATAATGCATTACGTAAATCTGGATTAAGCTCATATTTATCGCCTGAATTTCAGGCAAATATAGCTCAAGCTAAAACTTTGTCTAAAGAAGAAAAAGCAGCCGAAGTAAGGGAAGCACAAAAACCAAAACTTATTGCAGCCTTAAGAAAAGAATGGGAAAAGAATCAACCTAAGGGTGAGGCGCTTGAGAAATTTAATCCTGAAAAAGAGCGACAAACGACTATTAACTTTTATCAAAAACAAATTGATAAAGAACGAGAAGCACTACAGGCATCAATCGTGAAATCAAGAGAGGCTCAGGCCAAAGTTGAGAAGAATAGGACAACAGCAAATAAAGAAATGGCTGCTAAAACTAAACAAGATGTTAACGTTGCACAAGCTAAAATTGATTTATTAAAGAAATCAATTATTGAAGCGAAGAAAAATAAATCTGATGCAACACATCGTATTGTGAAGGGATTAGCACAAGAAGCAGCTTATCAAACGGGTGGTTTACCGGCTTATATTGTTGCTAAAAATATATTGAAGTAAGGGAGCCTACGGATGGGCATTATCAATAGTTTATTTATACAAGATGCATCGTTACAAGAATATCTTGTAGATAAAACAACAGGCGAACCACTTGCTGATGGTATCGTGTATTTTTATGAAGATACATCACGCACGACATTGAAACCCGTCTATGTTCAAACAGGTAGTCCAGGTTCGTATACCTATATTCAATTACCTAATCCCCTCATATTAAGTTCAGTCGGTACTACACAATATCTTGGACAAGATATTAAGATATTCTATTATCCATATGATGTGACATCTACAAGTCAAAATCCTCCCGTACAACCCTACTATGTTGCCGTATTTAATTCACAGAATGTTCCACAATTTGTTCGTGAAAATTGGCCGTTCTTAAATGCAAGTTCTATTGGGAATGTTGTTATACCAACACTTGGTAATGTTGTTGTGAATAATGAGTTTTGGAGAAATATAGGAACAATTGCTAGTATAAATGCAAATACGTTAACTATTGCACCATCACAACATGATGGATTTCGCTATCCTGATATTACATATGAAACTGATTTTACGGGACAAACAGATTCCCTAACTTTCACACGCTTTGCTGCTGGAAGTAATGTATTAACGGATGATATTCAGCCAGAATTTTATTTAAACTTCACATCAAACGGTGTTGGTTCTGGAACATTTAAACGAATCAAAATCCCATTATCGCTTCATCTATTAACACTAGGTGGTGTTCCAAATTCAACAATAACACTCCAAGGTCAATCCGTTAGTGGCGGAGCCACCATTACTCTTGAAATATTAAGAGATACAGGTAGTGGAGCATCAACACCAAGTGATAGCACACAGATTGGGCCTTCCGTTACATTTAATACCTCTTGGACAAAAGAAATTAGTGAAACATTTACTTTTCCAGCAGCACTTCCGCAAGGAGATTTAGGTGCAGGTGGAGATGATGCATTTTATCTATTAATCACCCTACCTAATAATGCGACAAGTATTAATATTGCTAAACCATCCTTATATCTTAGCGCAACTGTTCCAACTAATAATTTTCAAACCTATGATGTTATTGATTCTGTTATAAATTCACCACGTACAGGTGATACACGTACAAGCCTAAATTCATTTAATCCCTATGGTTGGGTGCTCTGTAATGATGGTGTTATTTCTGATGCCTCTGGAACAATTACACCTCCGACTGGTATTGCTGTAGCACGCGCTAATCAAGATACATGGCAACTCTATAGTCTACTTTGGTCTAATACGTTAACACGAATCTACGATAATACGGGTGCTTTTACGACCAAAGGTGCAACTGCTATAGCTGACTTTGCAGCATTTAAGCAATTACTGTTACCGCTAACATTAGGTCGAGCCTTACTTGGATTACCACCAGCGTCTACGTTTACCTATGACCATACAACATCACTATTAACGATTACTAATGCCTCTTTAGTTCCATTGTTTTATATGGGCTCTATCGTTAGTCTATCAAGTACAGGAACACTATCGGACGCATTTACTGCAAATACCATTTATTACGCAATCCCGAATAATTCAACGACGATAAAATTGGCATCATCATACGCTAATGCTTTAACAGGAACGGCTCTAGCAGCAGGAACGACTAATGGTACCGGAACACAAACAATTAATTTTGTGTTGGGGGCTAACGATCCTAGTATAGCAACAACATCGGGCGGATTCGGGCAAGCACGACATACTCAATTAGAGATCGAGTTAGCAACCCATAGTCATCCAGGATCAACGGTAGCTGGTGTAAATGGTACGGCAACAGCGCCACCATTTAATTCAGCACTAGGGACATCGACCGCTGAACAGCAACCTATAGCACTTGTAATACAACCCGATGGAAGTAGTACACCATTTAATATTGTTCAACCATCGAGCTATCTGAATTTATTTTTTAAGCTATAATAGCTACAAATTAGATAAAAGGATTTATCTATGTCTACATTTCTAACATTCGGCCGCGATACGCAAGGATATAACGCATTTGCGCCTGCCCGATCTAAAGATATTTACAAGGCTGATTTAGCGACCGGAGTTGCTGCAAGTATTATTGTTCCAAGTAATCATGAGGTATGGATAGTCGTATTTTCGATTCAACCAGGTACAGATGTCTGGGTGGATCTTTCTGGAGCAACTGCTGCTGGCCCTGGATCTGGGGCATTTGTATCAACAACGTCTGAACTTAATCCTGGTTCCCGTATTGTTTTAGCTGGCGATACTATTAGCTGTATTACAACTAGTGCAGCTTCTGAAGTTAGTGTTGCCCTCTATGCTGTTTCTTATCCCTAGGAGCGCATATGAATAATAGATCAGGTAGTAGATTTACATTTGATGCAAACTTTAGTTTAACAAGCAAAGATAATGTGTTCCTTAATAATCATGAAGAATTAGCGCCACCATTCCCGATTGTCGCAGCTAAGATGTTATTTTTAACAGGCGATGCACAGCTTTTTCTTGATGGTGGAAAAATGGAATATTTAGGAGAATAGATCATGGCAGATCGCAATTGGCATCAACAATTTATTCTAAATCCTGCCACTAGTCTTCAAGATAATGATCTATTCTATTTTCCTAGATCACCCTATTTAACTGACGGCAGTGATGATTTTGTTATTAACTGGCAGAATTTTTTATTAAGTATTCAAACTCAGTTACCAGGTGGTATGGATTGGGTGGATGTAGTCGGTACAACTCAATTAATGGTGCCCAATACCGGCTATGTTACCGATAATGTTGCTCTCATCACCTTCACAATGCCTGCAACTGCGGCATTTGGTACAGTGAATCAAATTACGGGTTTAAGTGCTGGTGGTTGGCTGATTCAATTAAATACTGGCCAACGTATCCACTTCGGTAATGACGAAATTACGGTGAGTACAGGCACACTCTTTTCTACGCATGACCATGATTGTGTAACATTAAGATGTGTCGTGCCAGACCAAGAATGGGTTGTAGAATCATCGCAAGGAAACTTAAGTTTCACCTAAACGAATTAATTGCACGTAATGAACAAAAGGAATTGTTCGTATGGCTACAAATAACGCAAATAATAATGCTACCCCCAATGTCGCAGCGCATTCTGTCCTCATATCTGAAGCAGGCTCTCCAGTCGTTGGAGTTTTGTTAGCTACTGGTCAAGTATTAGTAGGTGTTACAGGTGCAGATCCTGTTGCTCAAACCTTAGCAAATGTTAACAAATGGGTCGATCAAACAACAGGCTCTGTAACAATGGCCATTAATACCGGCTATGTTACTGATAACGGCGCATCTCTTGTTACCTATACGTTGCCCACTACCGCCGCTCTTGGTTCTGTGATGGAAATCGTCGGTCAATCAGCGGGTGGTTGGACGGTAGCTCAAGCTTCTGGTCAATCGATTGGTCTAGGTAGCCAAGTAAGTACAACTGGCGCTGGTGGCTCTATTTCATCGAGTAATGCTGGTGATTGTGTGCGCATCGTATGTGTCACAGCTAATACTACATTCAGGGTTGTATCTGGCTGGGGAAATATCACATTTGTTTAATTATAGGATTGAAATACAATCTGAGCAGAAGGAATTGTTCAAATGACAACCAATAACCCAGTTAATGTGAATTTATCTGGTCAAACGGGTACAGTTCATTTTGTTGGTTCAACATCCCCTACTTTTATTACACCAACATTAGGTGCAGCTTTAGCTACTAGCATACAATTTAATAATAATAATGGGTTATTGGATCAAAACAGTAATTTGGTATTAGAAGTTCTTGCGACCACTACCGCTACAGACCATATACAAGTAGTCAATGGATCGACTGCCGCCCCATTTATTGCATTAAATATGGTTGGTACAGATTCGAATATTGCATGTACTATAGTTACTAAAGGTACGTCAGGTGTCAATATCAAGGGCACAGGTCTTAATGATTCTGCTACTGCTGGTTACGTTGGTGAATATATTTCATCCGTTATTTTAACAGGAAGCGCAGTCAGCTTGGTTAATGCAACGGCAAAAACAATTACTTCGATCACTTTAACGCCAGGTGATTGGGATATAACTGCAAATATGATTACAAAACCTGCTTCAGGTACTACTACTACATCTATTAATGCAGGTATTAGTTTAACTAATAATACCTTTGGTACACTCGGCTCTGATGCAGAGCCAACCACAGCTATACAAGGTATTGCGACACCTGCAACTGTGACTGATGCTCTACCTGTTTCAACAGCGCGTATGACTGTATCAGTAAATACTACAGTTTATTTAATAGCCTCAGTAACATTTGCTGTTTCTACAATGGCGGCATTTGGTTATATAGCTGCGAGACGTCGACGTTAAGAATTAAGGCTGCTACTCTATTTAGTAGCAGCCTAGTAATAAAATAGTAACCAAATAATAATCAAAAAGGTATGTCCTCAAATCCAAGAGGCGCTACAGCGGGATTCAATACTGTACCTAATGGCGGCATATCACTCGTTTTCTTACTATTCAAAATCTGAAGTGAACTTGCGATAATATCAGGCGATACATGTTCACGACCTTCTTTATCCGTCCATTTATTAATTTGTAGCCTGCCTTCAACATAGACTTTCGCACCTTTTGTTACATAATCGCGTGCGATCCCAGCAAGTTTTCCAAATGCAGTGATATTATGCCAATCAGTTTTCTCTATTTTATCTCGACCTACTTCGGTTGTTGCTAGACTTAATTTTGCAACACCTTCGCCACTCTCAATATATTTAACATCTTTACCGACATTACCAATCAAGATAACTTTATTTAGCGTTCCTTTAGCCATTATACTTTTCCTTCTATATATTTTGTTTCTAGATCTGCTTTGCGTCTATCTTTGATATCAGTAATATCTTGCATTAACTCAACGTTACCGCCATGTGCTACCCATGCATGTTTATAGGCATCCTGTAATTGATCAATATTAGCAGCATACATAACGTTTTCAACGAGTTTAGCCCTTGCTAATTCTTGCCCAGGAAGGGTCGGCAATGCCTTAGCATCAATAATTTCGCCTGTCTCATGATTAACGGCGACAGGTGTAGATCCAGGGATTGAATCAATCTCCGATTGATCTGTAAAACCGAGTCCACAGATCGACAGTGTAACGCGTCTCTTGGCCTTAGTTTCAGCTTTCATACAAGCATTGCTAAGCGCATCACCTTTTAAATTAGCGGTTGCTACGGCACCTGTAGCGACATCTTCTTTGCCATCAGCGGTGCGAGCATATGCTGTGACTACAAAAACATCATTAAATAATTCTTTTTCCATTTTGTATATGGAAACTTTATGGAGGAAGCGTAGTTGCTCCGAAGCCTCTTTTCTAGCATATAAAACAACCTTACCATTGAAGCGTTGATATTCAAAAGGACGGGTCAGAGGTTCCAATCCAGTCTTCTTACAAATATGGTAGTAGTATTCCACGCGTTGCTTAGGCGTTAATTTTGATAGATCGCCATCAGCAATAATATTTTCCATAATTTTATAGCTTGAATCATCTCTTAAACTATCTGTCATGACTGCATTCATCCTTGATGCCCTTGTTATCTAAATAATTAGGTGCCACAATGCTAACACTTTTGCGTTACACTCACAATAACAATTATTAATCATAACGTTGGTGAATGATATGGATTTAGTAGATTTATCGGTAACACAAGAAATAGCGGAAGATGTTAAAACGAGGGTGCTCATTGCTGATCGATTAACGTGGTTACGAGTTGAAATATTTCAAATGACGCAGGAACAGCTAGCCCAGGAATTTGGTTGGAAACATTATCAGACGATTAGTAAATATGAAATAGGGGCGCTAAAGCCATCTATTAAGCGTTGTGGCATCTATATACATCTCGCCTCTCAATTTGGACATGATATTAAATACGAATGGCTTAGACCGGATTTATATGTGAAGCCAGCGACTTTAACCACCTAAGAAGCTAAAGCCGTGGTGATGTTTTTATACCCAGACACATTAAATATAGCAGGTACCATCTTTGTAGACTAGTTTTAGCTCATTATCGGGCTGGTGAAATTCATCCCAGGAACAATTTTGTTCTACGTGGAACGTTGAGCCATGTGCTCCCGCTACTTTGACGACCTTTAAAATACCAGAGTGTGATTTTTTTGTACCATCATCGGTTACCGGATCTTTCGTTATAGGATAGCCAACACCGTGCCGCTCGCAATAGGTGCTTTTCATTGCCCACCCAAGTGTATCGCGAGTATTATATTGATAAGTATAGCTGCCAATACCAAAGACAATATTGGAAGCGGCGAATCCTTTCCGTTCCAACCGTTCAAGAATATCTCTAGCGCGATCAAGAGTGATTGAATCACTATAAATACAGCCAATATGTGGATCAAGGACTTTATACCCCTCTGAATTAATTGTTCCACCAAAAATGTTCCACAGACATTCGATGACACCTTTACAAACATAATCATTAAAACCGATACATTCTCTATAGAAATCAGAAAATGAATCAAGACCGCATATTATTTCTACAGGATCGCCACTATCAGGTCTAATAACAACTCTGCCATCTCTAGCCATAATTCTGTCTTTGAGCCGAGGCAAAAAATCAGTAATAACAGTCCAAAGATTCCAAGTATCACTAACGATGGAAATAAAACCGGATGGATAGACATCGCAAATTAATCTTTTAAAGGTATCAAATTCGCTATCTTTGCCACCAGCAGACATCACACTATGTTCGGTTGCTGGAATTGACGCAATTTGGAATGGCGTATGATAGTGTTGATTTCTTGCTATCAATGCTGGGATGCTATCTGTACCCTTAAAATATTGTAGATGCGCCATACCAGAGATAATAGCTGCCTCTAATCCGAACATACCACGCATACTAAAATCATGTGCCTGATAATCAACGTGTGCGTTGTTATCGCAAGTTTTGACGGCAAATTCATCTAATAACCAACGATATTCTCGCGCAATGGTAGCTGAGGTGCATGCACCCCACAATGTACAGGATAAGATAGTTTCAAGCATATTGGGTAGCCAGAAAAACTCAGGATGAGTATTAAACATCACGAGCGCTGGCACACCACATGGCACGACTGTACCTTCTGGTAACGCATATACTGCGAGCGGAAGGTGGCCTAAATTGCATAGCTTCTCTATATGATCAAATGACTTATCTGTACCTAATGTTTTACGCATAATAAGAGAATAGTAGTTATGGAGATGAGAGGAACCAATTGCAGAATAGAATTCAAATGCGTTTAGATATTTATCAATAAAATATTTTAATCCAAAGAAAACTGCATGATTTATACCAGGCATTCTCGATTTACGTGGCGTAAAATTACTAAAGATTAATTCGGTGCCTTCGGGGTATTGATCGATATGCCCCACCTTATAAAAATCTTTTAAAAATAAGGGATTCATTATGGCATATCCTTCATTGAGTTCTGGAGGCAGAGAACCCCATTTCTGCGCCACATACCTACACACTCTTCTTTATCATCTATTGCTAATAGAATCTCAGTACCACTACGTTTTAAGTGACGTAAGACTTCTTCTTTATATTCCCAAGGTTTACCCTGATTTCCATCTTTATCTTTATAATCATCTTCACGCATGAATAAATACTCAAAAGGAATCTCATACTGAACTAACCAAGAATTCGTCATAGATCGATATGATTCTGGTCGAGCTGTAACCAAATAAATATCATGGTGCTGATTTAATCTTCTAACTAATTCAGCGGTAGGTTTAATAGGTAGATCTTTCTTCATGGCATTAAAGAATGAATTCCAATCTTGCTTATCATCTGTAACGAAATGTCTACGATGACGACAATCTGCAATAGTCCCATCTATATTAACAATGATAGTGCTCATTTATACCCCTTGGATTTTAGAATATTAAAATATGTTTTATTGATTATACCTTTTGGATTAACGATAGGAGATAACCATCCATTAACGGTAGATGGCGCAATACCGATAATTTTAGAAACTGCATCTTGTGTGAGACTATATTTTTTCATCAGTCGCGTTAATCGATTAATATCAGCTGTATCTTTTAAGGGACGTGGCCCTCGCTTTAATTTAGCACCACAAGCTTTACAAATACGTGGTTTGACTTTTTTATACATTAAATTACCTCTATTACATGTAGATTTTTAGGTAATGGTTGATCCAAAGGCTGTTTTGGATCATTAAAATATGCTAGATCAAGAGTAAGACTATACTGACCATCAGGATAGCAAATAATATTGCAATGATCGACATTGGCATCTTTGAGTACTACCTTCATTGAATTCATAAACTATTTTTCCGCTCTTAATGCTGCTATTCTTTTTGTTATTTTTTCTTGAAGATTACTCGGAACTTCAGCTTCGAATAAAGCGATACGTAACCATTCATACATTTTATTTAGGCCTTCATCGAATAAATCTATTTCAGTGTCCTTATTCATATATAATTTTATCCGTTAAATTTTCGATTTTTTTAGCAATTTCAGCAGCTTTAGATTTTAAAAAATCAAAATCATAATCATCTCCATAATCTGTCAGAGAGATCGTCATGAAAGCCCCAAGACAATAGCCTAGCATGATACTAATTTCTTGCCATAGTCTATAATTAATCGTAACGGCTTGATCTTTTATTATCATTGTATGTTCGTTGATTTTTTTCTTGCTCATGTACGCATTTGTCCTCTTTGAAGAAGCTGAATACTTTAACGCGAAGTTTTAATAGGCTCCCAGGAAATGCGATTGCGTAACCTAGACCCAGACAAATTCCAAAAATAACTTCAATCATAGATTTTTCCTTATTGGATTACGGGGATGGAATCGTACCCAAGGAGATTTGTGCTATTTGCTGGAGATAGGAGTCGAACCTATAGTCGGCTATTTACAGGAAAGCTGCATTACCAATTATGCTACTCCAGCATAAATTAATGCCGCCCCATTGATCCCCGACTGGGCGGCTTAGTCGCTTCAAGGAGATTGGACGAGCCCCTTGGAATCAATGATTTACAGCAGTGGCCGCTGTTAAGAACGATGTGTTCTCTAATCGCTCAATATGAAAGATATCATATTTAGTACGAGAATTTTCCAAATTTTCATGTAAATCTTCTAAGAATTTTTGAAGCGAAGGTTCTAACGTACCAACCGTTAAAAAGGTGATATTGAATTCTTCAGCACTCGTAACTTTACCGGCAATACTGACGATAGCGCGTTCTGTCGCCATACGATTAGTCGGTGCGCCATCAGTGAAAACAAGAAGTACAGAACCAGGATGTTTCTCACCTTTAGTTCGAGCTTCTTCTTTCTCCTCACAATGTTTATTCCATGCAACATTGATGACAAGATCAATATTAGTTAATCCTTCAAAGCGTGGATTATTGAGGAGATTAGCGACTGTTTCGTATTTTGCATGTTCATGAACATAAACATCTTTACCAAATAATAGAATGGTAGGAGCACCATGTTGATCAAAATCTTCTGCGCTTTTAATAAAACTTTGGAAACTTTCTAGCATATATTCATAACGACTAACGCCACCACATGCAGGATCGACGGTCTGCATAGATGCGGAGATATCACCAGCAAGGAAATATTCCTTATTTGGATTCACCTCAAATTGTGTGGTCTGTGTTTTTAATTTAGTGATTGACATAATTATCCTTAAAGTTTTGATTCTGGAACAATAAATTTTGTGGGAGCCGTTTTTACAGTAGGTTCTGCGCGCATCTTCTGACGCATTTCCTCATAAAGATAGATCCAATCAAGTGTAGCTGATGAAAAGCCATCGATATGAGACCACTTACCATAGCCGATCCCATTTTTATTAGTCGCGACATTAATAACATAACTATCTGGCGTCTTCGGATCAGGTACATCTGTTTGTGATTGCTCATCAGTAATAACGATTAACCGATGTAGGCCAGATTCTCTATTGTATGGCGATGTATAATAGTCTTGGACAGCAATAACAGCTCTACGTAAATCTGTACCACCATTGGGTTGAGAATTAATAATAGCATCACGTAACGCAAATCCGCGTCTTGGTGGAACTTGTTTGCATTGATTGCTAAACGTCCAAATATCAGGTGTCTCACACATTTCTCGTAACATCATGGCTAGCGCACATGCGGCATCCATATACGTCATTTCAGATTTACTAGACATTCTGCCTGACATAGAGCCGGACACATCAACTAAGATCACGGTTTTACCTTGAAACTTACGTTTGTGTTGAAATGAATTAAAAAGAGCTTGCTCTAATTCAGGTTCAAAAGTAGGAGCGTGCTTTGCAGCTGCAATATATTGGTATGGGAATATTTGTCGTTTTTTATCCCATGTTGGATGGCTAAACGCTGATTTAAGCTTCTCAAGATGATTATCAGATACACGATTAACAATACAATTACGTAGGTTACGGAGTAGTGCTAGTTGATTGTTAATTTTTTCAGGTGTAACCCAAACATCGATAATTTTCTCCCATGTCTCACCCTTATTTTCACCAACTTTTGCAGCAGATAATGTTTCCCACGTTTCAATAGCCGTAAGTTCATTATTAATTAATCGTTTCCAAACTTGCGCTTGTTCCTCATCTTTTGGTTTTGCATGACATAAGAATAGAACATCGCGCAATTTCACTGCTTTATCTAAGCGATTATATTTGCGTAAATCATATTCGCTGAATTTTTGGAATGCGAACGCCAGACCTGTTTTAACTTTTGATGATAGAGTTTTCTTCTTATTATTATCTTGCCAATAAAGGCTAACGAAATCCGTTAATTGATCGGGTCGAGTAATGACGCGCGATAAGGTGCGGGATACATAGCGCTTGTATTGAGGTAGTCTCGCCATCTCACGAATAATTAATAGCGGAACATGTCTAAGCCCCATTTTTTCACGTGCTTCTACCGCTAATTTAGAGACGATTAAGGGATCAACTTTTGCAATTAATTCTTTAATACATTCAGCAATATCTTGACCATTCTCATAGAAGCCATTTTCAAATAGCATGCAGCTTAAGACGCTTCGTCTGAGTTGTTGTTCATAGGAAATATGTTTTGCGGTTGCACCTTCATGCGTTTTTAATATTGGAACTTTTTTATTTAATACAGACATCTATTAATCCTTATAAATGGGAGAATAGTCGATAAGAAGCTTTTTGTGTCCCAGGTTTGACCGCTTCCTTTACTTAAGATGGAGATAAGGAGAGATTCGAACTCACGAAGCCAATAGGCAGGACATTTTGATGAAGTATTTCTTATCTTCGCTACCCTTAAATTAAATGGGTGAATAATTGATAATAGCGAACTCTTTCGAGTTATATGCTCCTTAACAGAGCTAACTTCCGTAAGGAAGTATTGGCACTGATGATGAAACTATTATCTACGCAACCCTTAAATTAAAATGAGGGCACAAACGATAGATGAAATTTTAGCGCTCTACCGACTGAGCTACACAATGCAAACAACACACAATGGCAGGACTCGAACCTGCGACCTCTCACTAATAGGTGAAGTAACACCTATCTACGCCACTCTTAAATTCTCTATCTACAAACGCAGAAATAAATGGGAGAATATATGAAATTCGTGTCTGTATCATTCCAATAATGAAGGAACGAATTTCTACGCCACCCTATAATTCGCTATTAAACAATGTGGCAATAATAATAGCTGGTTAGGTATATGTCAAATGTTATAGGGGAATAATCGTGGTAGCAAAGATTAAATGTAGTGTTGAGTTATGCCATAGAAAGATGTGGTCAAAGAGTTTATGTAATGGCCATTATCAGCAGGTACGAAGATATGGAAGAATTATGTCCAACAAGTTAAGGTTAAGGCGATCAAAAAGCTGTCTAAAGCGTAGAAAGATTAATCAAACTTAGGTAAGCTTCAAATTCAATCGGGAAAGTTTGCCGCTTCCCCGATTAACAATAATTCCATTTACAAAGCAAAACCCATAAGTAATTGCATTGTAGATGGTTCGCAGAGATTTGCAACTATTTACGGAGCATCTATGCCCTTACCTCCCTATGCTAAAATTCTTCTACAGTATCAAAAATATCAAATAGAGCTCGATTATCTTATTTTTTTATATGTTGGCAAGGATGCATGGCGTGATTGCAAAAAGATGCTAACAACCGGCCAATATGCAATGTGTTTACCATATGATAGTGATGTAACTGATTACGAATGGCCAATCACTGGCCTCAAAATTTGCATTGTTGATACAGGCGGTATGACTCTTGATGCGCTTCGTCGCATTAGAGCTTATCTCTTGCTTGATAATCCTCAATACCTACTTGTGCAAACCGACTTGCACTAATCCCATTTTTATAAGGATATTTTATGTTCAATGACCAAAAAGATATTCAAGAATTTTTTCCAAATGGCAAACCAAGCAAAAAAAATAGCAAGGTAGAACCTATAATCAAAAATATACCTAATATTACGGCAAAATCTTTTAAAGAATTTATTAATAAGCCATATAAGCCTGTCATCGATCTATTATCGCCGTGGATGCAAGAAGCTAGTTTAAACATGATTGTTGCAGAATCAGGAGCAGGTAAAACTTATTTTTGTTTAAATGTAGCTTTTGCATTAGCGAGTGGTGCTATTTTTTTAGAATATCGAGCGAGTAGACCTGCTAAAATTCTTTATATTGATGGCGAAATGAAGGGTGCAGCTCTCCAGGCACGCCTACTCTCTATTCGGGAACATTATCCTAATTTTATCCAGGAAAATCTAGATATCATTACCCCTGATGATATGCCCTCTTTTATTGTTCCTAAAATTTGCCAGCCTGAAACTCAAATGTGGCTGGATAATTTAATTGAAAAAAATAGGTATGAGGTGATATTTTTCGATAATTTATCCACTTTATCTACTATTGATGAAAATATAGCGCATGAATGGAATGAAATTCAAAATTGGTTCATTAGAATTAGAGCCCGTGGTTGCACGATTAATCTTGTTCATCATACGGGTATCGAAACTAATCGGCAGCGAGGATCAAAAAAACGAGAGGATGTTTTAGATACTGTCATTTTATTAAAGAAAGGTCATATTTGCACTAACGAAACTCCGCTACATTTTAATGTCTCCTATTCTAAACATCGAAATTTTTATGGTTCTAATACGCTCTCATTTGATGCTTTCATGACAAAAGATGGTTCATGGACAATGAAGGATTCCATTACCTCCGTTAAAGAGATCGTTATTGAATATGCTGAGCTAAAAATGACTCAACAAGACATTGGTAAAGCTTTAGGCATATCTCAAGCTACTGTGTGTAGAATAATCAAAGACGCAAAGAAAGTCGGCAAACTTTAATATTTCCCCCTGGCACACCGGTGAATAATGAATAATTTGTCGGATATTGCATGTATCCGCTTGATTCTATTCGGAAATAAATTATTCATAAAATTATTCACGATTATTCACGTTGGTCGATTTAGTGCCACTGTCCAAAATATACACGAAAATTATTCACGATTATTCATAATTATTCATGTTTTATTCATGCTTTCTTACAATATATATAATATAATCATATATATATAAGAGCTTATTCAATTATTCACGGGTGTGTCGGGAAAATCGATGATATTATTCACGTAAATAATGCGATGAATAATTTGTGAATAAGGATTTTAGGTCATGGATGATATTGTGACATTTAAGCTACCGCTACCGCCGACGGTCAATCGAATGTATATACGGGTCAAGCGGCGAGTCATGCTGACTCGGGAGGCGCGAGAATATAAATGGACGGTGGAACGCGCTATGAATGAGTTTAAACCACCTAAATTTGCTCCAGATTCAATGATTGGATTTGGGATGTGTGTTTATCCATCTAATGGGAGAGAAGCGCTTAGGGATGTGGATAATGGCGTTAAAATCGTTTTAGATGGATTTCAGCAAGCTGGTTTGTATGCGAATGATCGACAGGTAAAAGAAATGCATGTAAAGATGATGCCAATTCAGCGGATGAATGAAGGATATATCGTTGTGACTTTTTATTCCTTGGACGTCGAGGTATAATTTATCGTGGATAAGTTAGCACTCCTGCTTATTCCCACTCCTTAGTAAACTGGGCGTGTCAATTATTGGTACGCCTACTTTTTGAGTAAATTTTATGCAATCAAAGCGCTGTTGGTGTTGCCAGGGTTCCAAGCTTGTGATGGGTGGTGGCTGTGTATTTAAGGAATGCCATGTCTGTAGCGGAACTGGTGTTTTGGAAGAGACTGTTCCCCTAGAGAAGTTGAAGTTTGAAAGTTCGCCAGAAGTGATGGAACGTGCGAAAAAGTTATCTGAATGGGCAGCACGCGAACTGGCAAAGCCAGAGATTAGTGTTGAAAAGAGAGTTGAAAATGATGTACTGCCGTTAACGGCAATTGATCCAGGGAAAATGGCTAAGAATACTATTGAATGGCCGGTTGTACCTGCTGTTAAAAAGCGACCGTCTAAACCAAAGAAACGACCGCTTCATCCTGAGACGCTAATTTTCTAGCTGTTTTAATTTAATGCTAATATTTTTTTCAAGCGACTCAAAATATTGCGGTAAAAAATTTAGCATTGGCACATCAAAATGCGAGATAGCTAGACTTAATAGTATAGATGCAACAGAAGATAGTAGGCGTAATACGTAATCGATTTGATTCAAGTTGGGAAAATGTCGTATATCTTCATTCGCAACTTTGAGGATAGTATCTATAATGATTTTTTTACTGCTATTAAATACCTGCTTTTCTTCTTTACTCATTCTGTATTCAATTTCTTTCATAGCGCTACCTCTTCTTATTTTGATAACTTATATCGTTCAATACCGTAATCTACGGCTTCTTCCACTGTTTGAAAAAAGATGGGAACAATATTTAAAGCAGGAATATCGTATTCAGTGCATATACTTGATAGTGTTACGCCATTTAATGTAGAGAGAATTTGTAAGGTAAAGTTAAAAGAGCTAAGTCCTTTATCAAATTCTCGTTCCTTTAATTCGCACTTACCTAATAATTTGAATATATCCCGTAAATATTCATCAAATCGCGCCTTAATTTCTTCCGAATATTTAAAATCTCTTATTTCTAGTGTTGTCATCCTATATTCCTGTTGGGTATTTAAGCCAAAAGAAGCGACAATCGCAACAATTGCATTCTATGTGATGAAGGGATGCCGTCGTTAATCTTTTCGCATCTTCTAAAGTGTGAGTGGTTCGTTGTTTATCAATCCATTTTTGTAGTACTTCTGCTCTACAAAATTCTGCGTAGGTAATTGCCATAAAAGAGTCTTCCTTGGAAAACCCCTATTATGGCAAATATTTAGTTAATGCCTACATTGGTGTGATCTATAGTAGTCAACATCTGGATCTTTTCGTTCTTCTAGGATTTTAAAGATGATTAAGAGAAGATCTTTGAGGCAAATGCTATTAATCCAATACATTGCGCCATAAAGATTATGGCTATGTTCAATTTTTTCAAAAGCTTTGAGTAGATTTTCAATTTTATCAAAATCAAGACATGCCAATTCTTCACTAGTAAACTTTTGTTTTAACTCTTCTATCATCTCGAAAATCATGAAAAATAATCCCTGTTTGTTGAATAAAGAATCTATCTAGTATTTCCTGTAGTTCTATGTAAATTCCTAGATAGTATTCGCGTTCTGTTAAGCTTAATACATCATTCGTTAATTTCCGGCTAATAAAGTTATAGCGAAATCGAAAATATTTTTCGATATCAGATATAACATAGCCTCTCCTAATTGGCATATGTTTATACCTTTAATTTTAGCTGACTAATATCGATTATTAACGATTGATCGTTATATAGATCAAATGGCGTAGGCGTTGTTTTTAATTCTTTTAATATTAAGTTGCCATGATATCTAAAAGCTATGTATGGTGTTTTTCCTTTTGTATACATACTTAATTTATAGCCGCTTCCTAAATCTGTCGTTTTTACTAATCTTAGTAAATGTGGTGAATTTACATCGGAAAAAATTTTTAGATGTGATTCAAGAGGAATATTTAATAGCTCTAGAATTTCTTTACCGATATATATTGTTAATCTCATCGCTTTATTACGAAGATATTTAACTTGTGTTGCTTCTGATTTCAGAAAAACTTTATCTTGATCAAGTGAATGCGAAAAACAACGTTTACTTACACTCATCGGTTGCCAATCATGTGCTATCATCTTCGGTAATTGTGGTGCTTCTTTAACTTCCAACATGGTATTGCTCCTTAGTTGTTGATAATAGTATTTTCGTAAATGCCTAAATTCTTTGATATATGTTTTGTCCGCCATATTAGTGTAAATGTAGGGCTATTGTTATGATTGAAAATATGAGTGTTGACCAAAACATAAAGCCAGCGAAATAGCTTGGAAAAAATTGTGCGAGGATAAACCATAGCGTTGAAATCATTAAGAATAGAATACCTATTATCATTACTATGCACTCCGTACTTCTAATATATCCAATGCAAAAACATGTAGCGCAATAATGATGTAGCCAATAGCCGCCATTAATATGAGGTGATGATCTATTAACATACATCCCCCCTATTTTTATTTATTGGATAAAGTATCTCTGCAATATCTTCTAATACATCCCAATTTATACCGATTGATGCATCATGGTTGTCTCGTACAAATTCTAATACTTGCATACTCTCACTATTATTTAAATCTGGTCTAATAGTTTTTATATCATCGATATGCCACATAACTGATATTGAATTTTTCATTTATGCCGCCTCAAAAGATAATAGAGCTTCCAATGTATTATAGACGGAGAAATATACTTCTGTTTTTTCTTTGATATATCCATATTGGATGTATTCAATGATAGAGATAGGAGCGACACCTAATTCTTCTATTGCTTCATCACAATAGCCTGGACGATAGGCATGTGAGCTAAGCCATTGACACAATTTATTATTATATATCTCTGCTTCTATCTCGTTAGTAATGTCATGAAAATCTATATCGCTATCGTCCTCACAAATATCTGCTTCTATTAAATCGCGTAGAGCTTCTACGATGAAATAGTATCGATAATCATCCGGTGCCATTCCGTTATGTGCGCTATATATTAATTGGTGTAAATCATCCTCATAATTATTTTCTTTACGACAATAGTATGTACTATTGTTCGCGCGTGTTTTAAGCTCAAATTCATCTAGGTATTGTTGTGCTAATTGCTGAATTGCGTGCATATTGTTTGTCCTTTGATTTAGAAGTGGTAATTTATTTTTGACAAAATGTTAAACTTTCATGTCGTATGTTTTTTTCAATATCTATATGTACTGATTTAACTAGATAACCATTTCGATATTCTGCTTCTTCCGCCCATTCGTTTGTTAATAAGCTACCATCTGTATCTAACTCTTCGAAATAGTAGATTGTTTTCCACTCGAGATTGTTTTTCATATGTTTATGTCCTTTGATTTAGAAGTTTATTTGTTGTTATTTATTGCAGTTATCACATATATATTTACGTGGTACTTTAATGCCAAGCTTAATTTGTAGAATTGGTTGAATGATTGTGTATCTCTTTTTACATATGCGACATAGACGTTTAATCATGTTATCTCTTCCTTTGCATTTGCTACTACCTCATCTAATGCAGTAATGGGTAGTATATCGACTAACCAATCTATTAATTCAGCGCGATTATAGTCTCTTTCTAAAATATCTTTAACTTGTGATTGTAGGTCTAATATTTTATCTCTACATATCGAACGTTCAAATTTAGCCATGATTTATACTCTATAGAATTTATATTTTTGTCCTAGCTCATTTCTTAGTGCTGCAATTAATGATGCTTGCTGGATAGTAGTTTTAATATAGACATAAAGGACTTCACTACAGCGGTTGGGGCTTTGACTGGCTTAACGAATACGTGGTATTGCATGGCTATCTATCCTTTTGTTTATCTTGATGAAGTGGGGAAAATGTAACGCAAAAGTGTTAGAGCGTCAATACCTTATTTTAATTATTTTTGCTATACTAAAATGGTGCAGTGCAACATGGTGCAACATAAACTATAGACGCTTGAGAGTATCTAAAATGGATTATGCGATGAGTGATAAGGGAATACATGAGGATGATAAATCGTTGATTGTAGAGCAATCACGGTCTTCCTATCACAAACCGCGTTCTAAGATACGATTGTCACAGAAACAAGCGGCATTTGTGTTCGAATATCTTAAGACGAATGATTTGAAACAAGCTGTGCTTAATGCGGGATATGTAACGAAGTGGCCTTTGGAACAAGCGAAAACGCTCTTAAGTTCTCAACTTGTGCAGGAAACGATTAAAAAATCTACATTACGAGTAAATCCCGATACGCTCGTCACGTTTGAAGAGATAACAAATGTTCTAAAAGATCATTTAATGTGCGGTGATAGAGAGATAAGTATCAGGGCTGCGGCAGAATTGAATAAGATGCGCGGATTCTATGCACCAACGAAAGCAATCAATATGAACTTAGATCTAACTCTGGAAGCATTCGAAACACTCGATATTAAAATAGAAGATTGTTAAGCAATACGATTGCTTGATGACCATTGATAACTAGTTACTTTCTATAAATTTAATTATAGATAGTTACTTTGTTTAATGTTTGTTGAGTTGCTTTTGATCGATATCATTAAATGATGATTGAATCGTATTGCCGATATTGGTTTGGCGAGATATTTGAGGCCGACGGGAGTGCCACCCCATATCCTCTGGAGATATATATACGTCTATACCATATATACGAAGCCCCTATTTATCCCCGTATACCTATTTAAATTTATAAAATTACATATCCCCATATACATATCTAAATCTATAATCGTTATATATATTCCACATCACACATATATATATTCGTAATATCAATATCGCATATTGGTAAAATATACATATATATAAAGTATAGTATTTGCTATAATTACGTAGATTCGTGATGATGCAAAGGAGTTCATATATGGAAGAATTAGGTGAAGAGTTTTCAGAAGTTTATTGGCGTTATCGCTGGGAGTTATATGAGTATTGCTAACAAGATGGCTATTATTTTAATATTCATCACGCTAATCTGGATGGCAGTTAAATATAGTTAAAGATTAATGGCCGACGATACTTTTAAAGAGATACAATGGCAAGCCTTAGTGCTCGATGTGTATAATCGGAAGGGAAAATAAGCCGTTCTAAAAAATAGAAATCTCGCCGCATGTGTAGCGCATGCGGTTATACTGAGTGAAAATGCCTTTTACTTGACGAATGAGTATCACTCATAGGATGAGAGTAACGGGCATTATGGCAATCGGTTGTATGTCGAGACGTCCAGTTATTAGCTAAGATGACTGGCCGATTGCCAAAAGAACCCCGACTGCTCATAGGTGGCTCGACGGTTATAGGTAGTTGTCATGACAACTACTACCGCTTTAAATATCGAGAATAGAGCATGGTTATGCGTCCCGTACATGAAGGTGAACCATTTTGGTGACGTCAACCAAATGGTAAATCTACGATGGGTTAAAATCCCTGGGGCGCACCAGTTTATATAGCCGATTAGCGCAGCGGTAGCGTATATGCCTTGGGCGCATAGGGTCGTCAGTTCGAATCTGGCATCGGCTAATGATTATTGCGGGATGGTGTAGAGGTCAACATAATGCGCTCATAACGCAAAGATCGTCGGTTCAAATCCGACTCCCGCAAAAGATTAATGGCAATCGCGGCATAAAGGAGACGTCCTCTATAAAGACCTAAGCCAGTGCAATTCTGGCCGATTGCCTATAATACCTTCATGATCAAAGATATCAGTGGCCCGAGACAACTTCCTATCGCAGCTCCCGCCTCATTCTCTGGCTGACGCCCTTGTTTTTGGATAGAATTCGAGGCTACATTAACATCAGCCGTTCCGAAGATTGAGAAAGCACGTAGTGGGGAATTAATGACCGTTTTATTACCGCAAGCATCTACCTCATTGGTAGCGCTACTCTTGATATCAGGTCTGCTAAGCATATCCACCTCCAATAAGGAAGCCGATAAACTATTGTCTGAAGGAATATTATGGCCAAAAATGTGAAGGAAATACAAGCTGCATATGATGCCGTGAATAGAGCATTCCATGGTGATAAAAAACTAGTCTTTATATGGTTTAATACCAAAAATACGAATCTTGGTGGCGACACACCATTGGACTTGATTAAAGCGAATAAAGTTAAAAAGTTACTCT